CTCCTAGGCAGCACAGAGATATTGCTTTTTGGGGTGTCAAGCCAGACTTTAGTAAAGTCATACAGCCATATAAGAACTTAACCGACAAGCGAATACAAGCGCGCATTGCGCAAGGCATTGGGGGGGGCGAATGTATGATTGGATTAACGTGAATCAGGTAAAGAACGTTAGCAAGCGCAAGTCAGGAAATGCCCATCCGTGCCAGATGCCGCTGGAAGTCATGAAAAAGATTGTCGGGATAATACCAGAGGATTATGTGATTGTTGACCCGTTTATGGGTAGCGGAACGACAATACTAGCGGCGATAGCTTGCGGAAGGGAATATATTGGCATTGAGCTCGACGAAGATTATTATAGATACGCTGTTGAGCAAACCTCCATTTTACTTTGACTAGGATAAGCAAACAAAGAAAAGAAGTATGAAAAAGACAAAAGCAATATACGCGAACATCTATTGGGACGACGTTATTAGGCGCATCCCTGACATTATGGGCCTAGACCTCACGTGGCGTAACAATACATGGGTAGGCAAGTATTATATCAATCGTGAGCCGCACACATACAGAAAAAACAAGCTCACGGTAAAGCTCTACGGAGGGAACATCTACGTTTTTGAGCAAGGTGGCCCACACATGAGCATTGTAGATTGGCTCATTCAGTTTGGAGGAGCGGCCAACGAGTATGCGGCGATAAGCATACTGAAACGAGGCTGCGGCTGTACCTATGTTATGCCAGGCGAATCACAGCAAGCACTAAAGCCAGTTCGGTACGTGACTAGGCCCGATTACGAGTTGTATTTTCAGAACGACAGAAACCGATGCCCGTTATACGTTTGGATGGAGCGTTTCTTTGGCCGTTCCCGTGTCGTACAAGTTTGGAACAAATACGGCGTTACTAGCGACTTTAAGGGAAACGTTGTCTTTTGGTATTTCGACACAGAGGGGAGAATATGTTATGACAAGGTGATGAAGTACGGGTATGACGGGCACAGAGACCACAACTTTGGTGGCAGCCGGCAGTACAAGACTGGTGAGGGATATACGGCTAGACCATTCTACGGAAGTAACCTAATCCCGAAGAGCGAAGAAGAGGCAAACAAAAACAAGCTTTATTTGGTCGAATCCGAAAAAACTGCGCTCATCTGCGCAATAGTGTTCCCTGAGTACACATGGTTATCTTGCGGTGGAAAGTCAAACCTAAAAGACCTCGACAAGAAGTTTGTCTTGTTCCCTGACATGGACGCCATTGACGATTGGGACAAGAATAAGCACGAGGCTAGAATCTGCGATTGGTGGGCAGGAGAGGACGTTGGCAGTAAAGACGACATAGCGGATTTGATTGTCAGAAAGATAACCAACCGAGAATCGTTTGACGGGCTTAAACGTGCGCTTGCGGAAATGCGGACGCCAACCAAACTACCACATGAGGAGGATAGTAACATAATCGGGTGATAGAGTAAATCAAGGAGATAGTAAAATTTTCGTCAAAAATTTTTCTTTATAACAACAATCTGTTATCTTTGCGAAAAATTAAGTCAAATACAAGCTTAATATTATGGAAAACGAAAAAGAGAGACAAGATGCGGCTCAGCCGCAGGAGGCGCAAAGTGCGGGTGCGCAGGACGCTAGCAAGCCGAAAAGCCTGCTTGACATCATCAAGCGCAAACTTTCAAGCGCATGGAAACGTGTTGTTTGGTGGTACATCGTTCACTTTATGAATAGTAAGGTGAAAGAATTGCAGACCGGTGGTTTCACGTTTGTATTTCGAAAGTACACCGTGACAATCAAGACAGACAACGATTTTTGGTCTATCAAGTTCAGATCCGACTTCATTGCCTCGCCGATGCTGTTCTACATCGCAGAGAAAAACGACCTGAATGGCTTGTTTGGGTACGCGGTAAAACTTTACGAGATTTCCAACTTCATGTGTCGTGACCAAGGTTTCTTGGACGGACTAGACCGAGAGCTAAACAAGTACGTTAAACGCTTGTCTAAAAAAGCCGAAACAGTTGCCAGCCAGGTCAGCCCAGAACAAGAAGAAGGTGACGCGGCCCTGATGCGTGATGCTGCCAAGTACAACAAGAATGACAAGCGCAAGCGCGCACAGGACAGAGAGGTCATGCGTGAGGTTGTTTCCGAGTTTAAGGGCAAGACTGCAAAGGAAGAATAAAATCGCAAAACATAGGAGAAAAGAGAATGCTTAAATTCAAGTACGGAGAAACCGCGCTCGTTAAAACTAGCGGAGAGATTGGAACAATCATCGGCAAGACCGGCAACGGCTTATTTTGCTTAATGACGCCGCATCGAATCCTTCACGTGTTGGCCGAGAATCTTGACGACCCGAGAGATTCGGATTTGCAGAAGGAGGCCCGTCGTGCTCGTTGCGGCACTCCAGAGGCAACAGAGGAAGGGAAGCCGTTTGCCGTGACGAATCACGAGTATCTTGTACTTCGCGACAAGCTAGCGGCAGAGTTGTTCTTGAAACGCAATAAAGACATCGAAAGCGCTGCACAAAGTGTTGACGAAATCGCAGAGAAGTGTGCAACAATGGCAGACACGCTTGTTCGCCATATTTATAAACGTAAAATTGTTATTCCAGTAAATGAATCCGGAGTTTTCGAAAGCCGTTAATTTCAAGGAGCTGGCAAAAATCTCAAACGAAGAGTTATTATCCACACATAACGCCATTGCCGACGAGTACGCTAACAGACTATGTAAGATGTACGGGTTTGACAGGCGTTATTGTTGGTGGGTAAGTGACAGCTACGGTGGTGTGTTCATCATTAACGATATTGAGTATTCAATCGGGTACGAAGATATTGTAATGCTTGTTGACCGCGCCGTTGACTTCGCAACGTTTAATGATTGGTTCCAGTACAACCTTGACCACATGAGTAAGGCAATCAATCTGCAATCGTGGCTATCTGGCCTACGTCCTAGCGAGGAAGATAGAGCAGCCAAGGATGCAGACGTAATTACAAGCCAAGAGATTATTGATTTGTTCAGCTCATGGGCCAAGGAAGGTATTGTATGCTCATCTTCAAAGAAAGGTAAAGACAGCAAACAGATTCAGAGCGAGTTTAATCGTGGTGAATGTGCGCTGACCATCATTGAGGGTTTAATAGTATTCACGCCTGATAAGGAAAAGCAATGCAAGATATGCAAGACCATCAACTCGTTGGCGCATCTTCACAGAGTTGGAAAGTTGCTTGATTTTCAGGTATTCAAAGGAGTAAAATCTAAGTACGATGTGAACAAGAAGGTCAAGGCCGGAGAGTTCTTTCGCTTTGACGGATTTGGCGGGAACATCGTGCTGTATATTCATTAAGCCATGTACCCTGATGTTCCGTTGATAACCAAGCATGAGGCCACCTGCATCTTGTGGACGTTCGATCACTTCTACAAGCTAGGAGTATTTGACGCGCAAGACGAGCGTGACGAGTATTTGTGCTCCGAGCACGCAAACAAGACGCTTGTGCCAGGCACCTTTGGCCGAGTACGCGACTACAAACCCGTTGGCGGTTCCGAGTGGATTCTTGCAATCGCTTACGAGCTTCGCGGCACCCATGTGTTGCAAACCATACGCAGGTTCATGGATAGGATAACCCGTAGCAACTTCTATTGGTGCTTTTTGCCTATTGTTCAAGACTTCTATAACAAGGGCATGAAGGACTTCTACGAGAATCCTAGGTACAACGAGATAGAAACTTTCATGTCACAGCCGTATCTTCATTGGGGAAAAATCTACAAGAAATATACCCGTGACGAGATGATTGAAGATATGCAAAGTTTCTGTTTCTCGCGAACGGATAGCGACAAGGAGAACGTGAACAAAAGCTCCAAGACCGCGAGCCGGTATAATCTGTTTCAGAAAACTGTTTACTTTGCTTACAAGGGAAACAAGCGATGGATAGAGAATCTGAAATGACCGGGAAGAAACCTGTGCTAACAAGCAAAAACCCGCCCATAAAGATAAGCCATCTCCCAGTCGGTACGGACAAGCCGAATTTGTTGTTACTACCCGTTGGGATGTATTACAACAAGGCGCTTGATGCGGCCCGACCAGGAGATATAATCCAGTTTTGGAACGGAGAAAAACACGTGATTACGCATATTGGGCGCGTTCCGCTTGCTGTTCCTATTGCAGGTTTCCTAGCAAAGTACATCTACAACACGTCCGTTGATATTATCAAGCAGCATTGGATAGCCGAGGCGCTTAGAAACGGATTCACAAAACGAGCCATAAGAGACGACTACTGCATAATCGTTGCCTATGAAAGAGACAAAGTGTAACTATGAAAGAGACAAAGTATAAGGTCGATAGCGACCGACTAAATTTGAAATACCAAAAGTTTGCGCTATTACCATTGGAGGCCATTGGCGTCACGGGCGCGGATGATGTATATCTCCTGTCTGATGGGAACAGAGTGAAATTCGAGTATCTTACTATTTGGGACAATACCACACAAGTTTTCAACGAGGAGATTAGCCGAGTATCAAATGCTCTCTACGGAGTTAACTATGATGCGCTTTGTGAGATATGGGCCGCTAGAGTCACCATGGAGAGCCACGTTTGGTGCAAGGTGAGGATGAAAATTGTGTAATGCAAACATATACTAAAAACATACAAATAGTATGCAGCTAAGACCATACCAAGAGAACGCTGTAAACGAGATTCAGACGGCCCTAGCACAGTATCGGAGGGTGCTTTTCTGCGCGCCCACGGGCAGTGGTAAGACTGTCGTATTCAGTAACATAGCCATGCGCAGCCAAAGATTCGACCGCAAGGTGCTTATTTTATCTGACCGAACGGAGATTTTGACGCAGAACGGAGGTGCGATGGAGGCCATTGGTCTGAGCGTTGACTACATCAGCCCCAAGCACACGAGCATCCCGAAAAACAACGTCGTGTGCTGCATGGCGCAAACTCTTCGCCGGCGTGTTGAGAAACCCGAGTGGAGAGAATATCTGAAAACCGTTGAGATTTGTATCATTGATGAGTGCCATGTTCAAACGTCCGATTTCGTTCACGCATATCTATCTCAAACTTGTTTTGTCTTGGGCTGTACAGCAACCCCGCAGCGACAAGGCCATCAGGAACAGCTAGGAAAGTTTTACGGAGCTATGGTCATAAGCATTTCCGTAAAAGACTTAATCAAGCAGGGGTATCTGTCAGAATGTCACCATTACTCTGTTGTTGCCCCCAGTCTTGATGGAGTAAACATCGACAGCGGAACGGGAGACTACAACCGCAAGCAGCTCGCAGCTAGATTTGAAAACAAGCAGGTGTACACGGGTATCATTGACGAGTATATGCGTATCACTCCTGGAAAGAAAGCCATCTGTTTTTGTGTAAGTTCCAAACAGGCCATCGAGATGACCGAAGAACTAAACAAGCGAGGAATCTCGGCTAAGTATGTTCTTTCAGGCAGCTTTGATAGCGACGAGACGTACAGCGGCAAGCGCAGCGAGGTGGTTGATGAGTTTGCGAAAGGAAAGTTTACCGTCTTAGTCAACGTTGGTGTGGCTGTCGCTGGTTTCGACCAGAAAGACGTTGAGGTGGTTATACTTAATTACAGCACAGTTAGCCTAAGCAAGTATCTCCAGTCCATCGGACGCGGCAGCCGAGTCACCGGAACGAAACACGAGTTTTGGGTGTTGGACGCCGGCAGAAATCACGCTCGTTTTGGGATGTACGATAAAGACCGAGAATGGTCGCTTTGGCACGATGTTCATACAAGTACCGGTATGCAGCAGACAAAACTTTGTGACCCAAAGGAAAAAGGTGAGAATGGATATTATGGATGCGGCGCGATGATTCCGTCAACGTGTAAGGTCTGTCCTTGTTGTGGGAAGATATTCCCGACAGAGAAGTTTATCTATGAATGTCATTTGGAAGAAGTCAAAGAAGAATCTGAGGACAACACGCTTGAAAAGTTTGTAGCTGAGAAACGTCTTGAAGGTTGGAAGATGTCTCGCATCTTAGTTCAGGTATGCCTGTCAAACGCAGGCATGGAACATAAAGCTTTCAGTGAGGCATATAAGATTCTGTCTCCTGGCAAAACCGAACGTGAAGCAAACGCCTATTGGTATCAGTTCAAGAAAACCATTTGGGACAAGATACGCAGCAAGCAGTCGTCGAAGGTACAGACTGTATAGAATACGAAAAACCGCGAAATACGAGCAAGGCGATAAAACACGAGTAAGCACTCGTGAGCAACAAAAGCAACAAAGGCGGCTTTCACAAGCCACCTTTGTATAATAACTCTTATCTTATGTTATGACTGGAAATTATTTAAATCCGTTGCAAAGATAAGGGATATTTGCTACGAAAGCAAATATTTTTGCAAAAAAGTTTTTAATACGGAAAAAATTGTTTTATATTTGCGGTATGATAATTGAAACGCCACCTCAGAAGGTGAGAAAATATGCTCATGGAAACCCAGAGGCACAGATTCAGATGTCAACTGTTCTTTGGCTATGGAATACGCATCCTGAAACACGGCATTTGTACTTCGCGGTTCAGAACGAGCTAAGCACCTCAAACAGGTTATCCAAGCAGGATCAACTCAGAGAGGGCGCAAGGCGCAGAGCTATGGGTGTTGTTTCTGGGGTATCGGACGCAATACTATTCTTACCGAGAGGAGGCTATCACGCCGCCTGCATTGAGTTTAAGACGAGCGTTGGCCGGCAGTCTGAGACGCAGAAAGAATGGCAGCAGCTAGTTACCAAACAAGGTTATCTTTACGTCGTTATTCGCAGTCTAGAGGAGTTTCAAGACTTCATAAATAAGTATCTAAGTAATCAATATGGCAGAGAGTTTAATCCCGCTCAGCATACCGGGAAAGAAGTTTGACCTATCGCCGAACGAAGTAAAGTGCTTAGTTTGGTTTGTCATAAGCGGGTGCAACAGAGACGAAGCGTACAAGCTCTTTGTTCATCCCGAGATGATGCCGAAGGTACTTAGCCAATACAGCAGTCAGTTCTTTGCGATTGCAGAGGCGAGAGATTTTATCACGCAATATAAGCAGTACATAAAAGACTTCCTCGGACGCAAGCAGGACGGCGCAAGCAAAGTTAACTCTGACGAGAAAATCAAGCGCTCGGCCAGTACGCTTAAAAACAAGGTGGCCGATGTTATTGACGATGCAGAGACGCTTGAACAAGTCGACACGGCTGTAAAACTCGCAGACAAGATGGGTATCTTGGAAGAGACGGAAGAGGTGGCAGTTGCGCCACAGCGTTATCTACCGGAGACCTGCCGCGGATGCAGATACAAGGCGTTTGTCGAGGAGAATATAAAGAAAGGAAACATCACCGATGACGATGATGATTGACTATAACTACAACAAGTTACGAAAATGGAGATTACAGGAAAAGTAGTACAAATCCTGCCTATCGAGCAGGGAGTAAGCAAAGCAACGGGCGCACCGTGGCAAAAAGCAACAGTTATCGTAGAGTACCAGGATGGCACGTATCTTCGAAAGGTTGCGTTGTCGAACATGAAGAAGGCCACCGAGCTTTCTCAGTTGAAGCTCAACGGAGATTACACGTTCAGTGTGACGCCCGAAAGCCGCGAAAGCAACGGCAGATGGTTTACCAGTTTGAACACGTGGCTTTGGAAAGAAGTTGCGATGCAGGGTGCTCAGCCGCAGTACAATGCCGCGCAGCAGGGTTACGCTCAGCCGCAGCAGTATGCAGCGCCCGCGCAGCAGCCATATCAGGTGCCCGCGCAGCAACAGTACGCTCAGCCGCAGCAGCGTTATCAAGCGCCGCCTGCCGCACAAGATGGTTCAGAATTGCCATTTTAAACACAGTAGTTGTTTTTAAGAAAAGTTTGTGTTATTCATAGTGAATTTGTGTTATTACGGATGTGTTTTTTCACTTTCATTGGTTAAGGTTTAAAGGACATTATTATTCGTGTGTATTTCACAAGGAGCGCCGGAGCAGTGATTGCCCCGGCGCTTCGCTTGTTTTTAAATCTGTACTAGTTGGTTTCTCTAGCTGTTAGCAATGTTGGCTCGATTCATGTTGTTGTCTTGTTTCCGTCCAGTCTGAGCTTGCGTTCCTTTGCTTTCGCTTCCGCCGCTCGTTCCGCCATTTCCACCATCGCTAGAGCCATTCTTGTCGACAACAACGTCATCCGCGACGTCCGTCAGCCCGAAGTCTTTCTGAGCTTGGGCCTTGGCTTTAAGCGGAACGTATGTGCTACGGAACAAATCAAGTTCCTTCTCTTGGTTGACAATCTTCGAATCGTTGATGTACTGCAAGTCGATGTAGTTGCGTGCGTTCTCTTGCGAAAGGATTCCTGCATATACGAGCTTGCAAGTGTTCTCGATTTCCTCGGACGTGTTGTTTGGAATCCAAAAATCAGGAGCGATGGAAACGCGAAGCTTTGAGAACTTAGTCGGCTCACCTTCTACCTGGCCAACCAACTCTTTAAACACGTTCATCATGTGTTTAAGCGGCTTAAAGAAGTACGGCCACATAAGTTGACAATATTGCAACTCGGGCGTAAACAGAATCTTGATAGTTGTTGAGCTGTCAGCACCGGACTTCAAGATTTCCGGCTCGATGTAGACGCTCATCATCGCGTTTTTAATCTCGTTCCATTTAGTATCGAGGTTGAGCTGCGCGATATTGCTAGCGTCTGCCGGCTTGATGTACTCTGCCGTTGACGCTTTGAGGTTGTCTGCTGAGCCTTTGACGCCGTATGTTCTACGTCCGTACTTACTCTTAGGCGGTAGTGACACAATCTTCTCGGCCTTGATTAAGAAGTCTGGGAACGCATCTTCCTTGTATTCCTCGGCAACAAGCGATTCGGCTTTCTCATATGATTCGATGTTGAGCTGAGAATCACCGCTGCGAAGGTCGGGCAGACGAAAATACGTACACGGGTTAACGTGGTCGGGGGTAGACGTTGCTGCATCTGCGACACATACAAACCCATCTTCGGATTTTGTACCAACTGCGGACAGTCCGCTTGCTTTGTTAAACCATCCCTTAACGGCGTCCCACCATTTCTGATTGTCCTCTACGTAGGCTACCCAAGTCTGGACTCGCTTGCAAGTGAACACGTCGATGGCAATCTTTCCGTTGATTGTGTATCTGCGCTTGTAAACAGGGTCGTTGTTCTCGTCCACCGACTTAAAAATCAAGTCGCCATTCAAGTACGAGAAAACCTTGTACTCGATGTCCTGATTATTGTTTGTCTTGTACTGATAGATAAGCGCCTCGCAGGTGTACGCAAGTGATGTACAAATTTCCGTGAACGCGGTAGTGTTAATTCCGACAGAATCCTTCCATGAGCAAAGTTTCTCGAAAGCGTCTGTTTCGCTCTTTGTCTCGTTTGACACTGCAAAACCTTTGCCGCTCATGTGTGAGATGAACGTGTTTGCTCCTCGAATCTGAATGCCAGCCGTGGTGACTTCCACATCATCGAAGTGGTCAATCATCCAGCGCTTCTTTGTCGGGTCGTCAGGGTCGGTCTTTTGCTCCCATACGGGGCTTGAAGATTGCATATCGCTCATCTGCTTGTGGGCCGACTGACGAATTTCTCTAAGAAAATCTTCCTCCGTGAGGTAGATTTCGCCCGGTTCAGCTTGTCCAGTCGGGTACGTGTAGAAGTTAGCGATGCGCGAAACTCGTGGCTCACGGTCTCTATACCCATCGTGAACTCTGCGTACCCAATACGGTTTCTTTAAATCCTCTGTGATGTTCATTGCTCTTGTTTTTTTTGTTAGTTGTTAATGTATCCTATATGGTTGTTAGTTGTTGTCATTCAAAGAATGTCGTATCATAATTGCTAGAATAGAAGTCGTCGTAAGCATCCTCTCTCACGTCTGGCGCGGCTTGTTTTCTCTGCCTGGCGTCTAGGTCGAACACAGCGCGTAGGCCAATCGTTGTCATAATATCTGGCGAGAAGTGAAACTTTTCCTTAAACTCGTCGGTGCTACGATAGTACGTTTTCTTGTTTTTAGTCGTCTTGTTGAACAGCGCCATCTCGTCAAAAAGAACGTCTATAAATCTGCGGGTTTCCCCTTTACGCCCGTACATAAATCTCGTGTCCTGGGGTATCGCGCACGAAAGCGTTCCGCTTTTCATTAGCACCTCCGTTTTTCCGAGCAACTGCGAGCGAAGATTGAAAAACTCGTCGAGCGTCACGGGATTCCCGAACTGATCGTACTCTTGCATAACGCGCTTGTTCCATGTAATAGGCACGCCGTCTGTAAGTCCTTGCATCCAGTAACCGTGTCCAGTCGCATCGTATGCGAAGTTGCTAATTTGAACATCGTATTTTTCAAGCGTGCGTTTAATCCACCCAGACATCTCTGTTGGCTCTCCGCTAAAAAACTCGACAGCAATCATTTGGTGCCCTTTCCAAATAATCATCGGCGATTTATCGTTCTCTGCCTTACCCGATGAAACGTCCATCGTAGCGTACATTGTCTCGTCCTCGTCTACGGGATTTTCCCACAAATTTAGAATCATTCTACGCGACAAAGAGTTTTCTTCGCTCTCGATTGGGCCAAAATAAGCCTCGCCGACTACGGCGCGCTGTGTAGCACCTACGGCGTGCAAGTTGGCGACCGACTGACCTCCCGTTGCATGAACAAGCTCTCGATTGTCGGATGCGGTGCCCGTGAATACCGTAAATGACTTTACGTAGTCGTATCTGGTAATGCCGGCGGCAATGTCCTCCGGCTTGTCTCGCAGTCCAGCCGCTTGAACAACTTCCTCGCGTGAATCTCCCCATATAATTCCATGCGGGTCGTCACCTTTCACGTAGAAGTAACGTATCTTGCCCATCATACCCGGTTTTAGGTGCCATGTGTCAAGGTCGATGTAGCCGGCGTCAATAAGCATATCATTCGTCCAATGCCCATAGAGCGGGTTGAACGATAGAATCATCTGCGGTGGCATACCTGAGTTATCGCGGTTACGCATAAACCAAAATGTAAACATCTTGAACTCTTCCATTTCCGTTGCCTCGTCGACCATAATCAGTGACGACTGTTGTTTCTTAGCGTAGTCTTGGAACAACTTCCATTCGGCCGGGTTTCGGACGTTGAAGTTAGAGTGAATGAGCTGCAAGTTGCTATTCCATTGCGGATATGAGAACGTTGGAACACCTGACGATGAGTAATCGCAGTTTGAGAAATTTCCAAGCACTGTTACGCCATCTCGGAAAATTGATGAACCCTTCTGCGAATCGACGGCTCGGACGGAGATAATACGTGAAGTAAACCCAAACTTATCAATACCTCCTAGTGCTTTTAGATACATGGAGAACGTCTTTCCGGCTGTACCTTGGCCGCACATGAATATCAAATTGCAGTCCGATGCACATACAGCCTCCTGCATACCTGGTTGTGGTATGAAGTCTATCCCCTTTCTGAGTTTAAAATCGCCGACCTTCGTCCAACCCTCGTCTTTTGCTGTTGGAAGCTTTCGAGTTACCTTTGGATATAAGTCAGGGAATTTTATGCGATTATTTATCAATCTAAGCGGCATTTCTCACGATATTTATATTATTTGTGTGCGATTCTTGCTTGAATTGCACGATTTTTGGGCCGTTTGCCCTCCATTTTGGTACAAAAGTAAACATTTTATTTGGAACGTAAATAAATATACCGTATTTTTGTGGCAACAAGCAGAAATATGAGCGTGATTACAAAACGAGTTTATTGCTCTGAATGTGAAAAGCGCGGGCACAAGCCAAGGTTATTGTGTATCACCGAAAAGGTTGAGGGCAGTTTTAAGGTTTGGTGCCGCTCATGTTCAAGAGAAATACGGGTGGAAGTCCATAACGGCAACGTTATCACTAGCCCCGCAGAAACAAGCAGATAAGAATTTCTTCTCATTCACAGAGTAGTTTCATGATATACAGAAATTAAGCTAGTTAAGTCTTGAATCTAATACTTTGAAAAACACTTTTAGACAAGACTTATATGTTTGAGAGAAACATATACGGAATATAGGAAAGCACTTCTTTTCTACTTATCCATATATAGGCCAACGAGCCATTCGCGGTATACATCGCGGGTGGCTCGTTGTGTTTTTAGTCGCGCAACATAATACTAAAATAAATCTAAGCTATGAAGCAAAAAATCATGGAAGCACTGCGACAGGAGTACAAGGGACGACTGGAGCTTAGTGAAGAGGCGTTGGAAGGTGTCGCTACTTTCGGAACAACTTACGTTACAAACGATGAAGGGATTGGCAACTTTGTAAAAGGGGCAGAACCGCTTCTCAAAGCATTTCAGAGTAAGTCAGACAAACTGAGAACGGAGTATTCGGCTCGCATCAAGGAGCAGGAAGCGAAGATCAAGGAATTGGAGGACAATGCTGGAAAGCACAAAGATGGGGAACAGCAGCCTCCCACACCAGGTGAGCAGGAACCGACTCCTCAGCCCAATTTGCAGGAGTTGATTGCAGCCGCGGTAAAACAAGCTGTCGAACCGCTCACAACGCAAATCAATGCGTTCAAGGAGGAAAAGACAGCGAAGGAGGCTCTGACGCTTGCTCAGACGAAATTCAAGGAGAATGGCTACGTACAGAAGTACACGGAACAGGCTGATGATGCTTGGGAGCGTACAATGGAAATTTACGAGCTTGGAGGAAACAAAATGTCATCCGAAGAGATTGTAAACAAAGCTATGGGGTACTTCGACAAGGCCGTTGCCAAGAAGGGAGTCGACACAAGCAAGCCCATCGAAAACACTGGTAATCAGAAAACAGACGATTTTGACGTTGAGGAAATCAAGCGCATTTATCAGGCGTCAGGCCGTCTGCCGAAAGAGGACAAAAACTAACTAAAACCTAATTAACTATGGCGAATCAAGGTAATTCATTTGGAGTAAAGGAATACCCCGTCGTAGGTGCGGAGCGCATTAACATTTGGGACAGAACGGAGGAGTTTTTCCCCGGCGGTGCTGTTCTGAAAGTTAGCGAGACATACACCGAAGGTACGGTCATTCCCGCTGGTACTCCCATCAGTGTAGATGTGCCTGGTGGCGAAGCTACACTGAACGATTCTGCCCCGCTCGGCCTGACCTATCAGGACGTAGTTATGGGCACGCAGGCTTGTTCTTTGACGATTGTCATGAGAGGAACTTTGCTTGAATCTCGTATTAAGCCGACCATTACTTCTACGCAGAAGAAGGCTCTGGCAGGTCGAATCATTTTTGTAAAGGAGGTTTAACGTATGGATGCAAATTTTCTTCTGTCTGGATTAGACAACATTGCTCGGGAGTTGAACTTGGATTCAACCTCGAAGCTTACCGCCTATTACGAGACTGCACTTGCAGGACGTGAAACTCTCGACTTGAACATTGAAGGCTTTAACCGTGGCGAGATTCAGTTGGATTCCAACGTCGAGTTTGCAGAGATTAGCGACTACCTCCGTGGTATGGCTACCTATGTAGACAGCGAATCAGAACCGCTTGCTCGTGGTAAGCAGGTAGAACTCACGAAGCTCTCACAGAGCATCCCGACGCAGCGTCGCAAGATTGTGCGCGGCAAGACGGATTACAAGCGCGAGTTGCTTGCTGCAAATAAAGCCGCAACAATGGGCCAGCTCACGGGTCAGTCTCCTTATAAGAGCGTCCGCGAGTACTTGTTTAACAATCTGTTTGACACGTTGAAGGAGATTCCCGACTCTCACAACGCATCGCTTTCTTATCAGGTAGGTCAGATGAAGTCGGCCCGCAAGCTGACACTCACCTCGGACAACAACCAGGGCGGCTTGGTCGGCATCGACTTTGAATCCCGTGTGCCCGAGAAGAACGTAGTCACTGACGCTTGGTACAAGAAAGACAATGACGGCAACGTAACCTACGTTGAGACAGCCGACCCGATTCTCACTTTGAAGAAGAAGATCCGTGAATTGAAGCTCGATAAGTATCACGGCTACCAGAACGTAACTGTTGAGGTCAATGCAAGCACCTTCTATACTTTGGTTGAGCATCCGGCCATTCTGACGAAGCTCGGTTATTCACTCCGTCCCGAATTGCAGATTGTACCGAAGAACAACGACAATGCGCTCACCGTTGGTACCGAAAAGTATCTCTCGGAGGGTGACGAGTTCATCAAGAACTGGTTTACTCGCGCCATTGGCGCTGACAACCTGATTGTGAACACTACGATTGTCGGTGTTGACAAGCTGAACGCCACAACGAAGAAGTTTGAGACCGAGAAGGTTGACGTCTTTAACGACGGCGTAATTCTTGTTCGTCCTTCTGGCGTCATCGGTACTATCTATCCTGTTCAGGTCGTTCGTCCTGATGCTTCTGCCATCTACACCAACATCTTCGGTGGTTGGGGTATCTTGGAGTATCTGTACGACAAGCGCACCCGTGAGCAGACTTGGATTTCGGAGATTTCATTCTTGGCCATCCCCACGATGCCTAAGAAGATGTTCTACTTCGAAATTGAAGGAACGACCGAAGCTACTGGCTCGGAGGGATAAGATAAATAAAACAAGCGACGGCGCGTAAGTAAGCGCGAGTAACGTGAGCGTGCAAGCAAGCACGCCGCCGCAAACTAACCTAAACGTAGTGTAATAGTATGACGGTAGAGGCTTATTTGAGGTCTAAAGTTGCAGGTTATCCATTTGATGACGCAGTACTGGAGAGTGCGGCTTTGTCGCCAATCTTTGCGCGTCCGACGAAGTTGGATAAGCTCGCTTTGGACGGCGATATTGAAGAAATCGCGGCAGACGATAGCTTGCAAAAGAGCCTAAAATACGCAGAATCTTCCATCTACTATTCCGTTTCGGGGGTATTCAGTGGCGGTTCTCGGAGTGAGCAGATTGGTGATGTTAAATCATCACTAAGCGGATATACAATCACGCAAGCGGACAGAGACTATTACCGAAAGCTAGCAGACAGTCTCCGCGATGAGATTGAGTGCGAGAAGGAGGTAGACCCGACTGACGACAATGGTATGTTTGACGCTGGTACGATGTTTGGGTGGTAACGAGCAAATGAGCGCAGCGAGTATGAAACTAATTAAATTCGAAGATAGTTGCAAGGTACTCAGACCTAGCGGAGAGTACGACGAGTGGGATAACCCGATTAGCGAGGCTATCTACGATGGTGCTTGTAACTATCAGAAAGGCGGTCAGACCTCTCTTTCGATTGTTACTCGCAACGATGTTGTTTACTTACCATCCAACGACGTAGAAGTCAAGGAGAACGATGTTGTTGAAGGCGTTTCGTTCAACGGACGCAGTTTCTCGGGTGTCGTTAAAGTTGCGCGTGATATTCGTATGCCGCTGTCTCACGAAGAGTACACTAAGATTGAGCTGACTAAGGCTACGGGGACATAAACAAGCGTATGAGAGTAAAACTTCCTGCAAGAAAAAGGTCTGGGCACTCCCCTATGAGAGTGCATAACCGCGAGGTGATTTTGACAGCGCTTGCCGGTTATACCGAATCTACACTCAAACCTATGCTAGCAAAAGCGCTAGGCGAGGTTGGGCAAGAAATGGCGGATTTGGTTGACGAGAAGTTTTCTCCGTGTCCGCCGTATGCTCCTAGTGGTAACGATGAGTTTCCTATTTGGTTTGCCGATATGCGAGATGCGACTGGTGTTGGTGTATATTGTGACGGAGTTCTAAGCTCTTATACTCCTACTGTAAAATACTTTTTACCACAATATGACAAAACTGAACGAGGCGCAGAATTTATAGACATTATTGGATTTGAAAATCTTGAAAAGGCTCTGCAAGCTGGTCTTTCCAAATACGGAAAAGATTTGTGGATAGTCTTATATTCGGCAGTTCCATACGCGGAAAGAATCAACGAAGTCGGCTCTCCATGGGGACGAGGCAAAGACTACTTTAATAAATTCGAGAGTTGGTTGCTCGAAAAAGTCAAGAGCAAAGTCCCAATGGTTATCCCCGTCGGTTTCAGTTACGAGTAACCCATATAAAAACAAGCAATCATGCCAAACATCTCAGACATACAAGCAGACAAGGCGTTGCAGTCGTTGCTAAAAGACAACATCTACGTAGCGACATCTGCGACAGCCGGCTACAATGCAGCCGTCTACGCCAACTATGAGCGTCCGAACACAGGACTGGCAAACGTGTTTGTTTCGTGTTACTACAACGGTAACGTGACATCACGCACAAAACCGCTTGGCTTGTTTACTGGGAATCTAGCGCTGTCAATCTTTTACAAGGCGCATAGCGACAACACCTTGGGCGACAGCTCTAAAGACGCAATAGCAAAGCTAGTTGCGCAGGTAGAAAAACTAGTACACTGCAAATCTTGCGACTACAAGGGCCTGCACTACTACTTTGAGCTAACACCAACACCGATTACCCCCACAACGGTCAGCACTACAACAGGTTATGCCACAACGGTACTTAACGTAGAGTGGCGCACAAATCAATAATTAACTCTAAAAACCTAATACTATGGCAGCAATCACAAACGCGGCAATTACCGAGGTTTTCAACGGTCAGGCCGACATTGTCCTCTTTGACGAGGTGAGCAGCTATGATGAAGCTACGCTAGCAACGGTCACGGCAGCAGGTACGTCTCTCGGCCAGATTGTCGAGGATTCTACCTCTTGGGATGGCGATGAGCCGTCACTTGACAGCGTCAAGGACGAGCAGGGCGATGTAATCGTCATCAACCCGTCATCTGGTACACTTGCGTTCTCTTGCGACATCGCATCAACGAGCAACAAGATGATCGAGACGTTCTTGAAGGGCAAAGAAATCAAATTCGATGCAGGTAAGACCAACACAATCGACGGCATCAAGAGCGTCATGGGCTTTGGTACCGAGCTTCCGGTTATCACTCGCCCGATCGCAGTTGTGAACGACGAATCCAACAAGGTTCTGTTGTTCCCGAAGGCGAAGATTATCGGCAACCTGAGTCTCGACAGCAAGCTGTGGCGCATCCACATCTCGGCTACGGCAGAGTATGTAGATACCGCAAGCCTCAGCACTGGTATGATTATCAACGGCAACCCGGCTTACGAAGCAACGACGACTCAGGCAGGCGCGTAAGCCAGCGACTAGCAGC